CACGTTCCTCGTGGTGTGACGCTCGCCGGCGTGCTGGTGTGGGGCTCGGGCTGCTGCGATCAGCGGCGCTGGCTCTCCAGTGGTTCATCGTCCCGCAGCGCGGGCACTTGATCTCAACAATCCCTGCGTCGACCATTGCGAGCTTTCGCGCGCAATGGCCGCATCTGACTTCCTGCATTCGGCACCACCTATGATTCGCCCCGCCTAGCTAGGTGGCAGGGTCTTCGGTCGATGCCGTGCGTGTTCACGGCGGAGACGGGTGGAGCGGGTGTTCCCGCACCCAAACCACTCGCCCTGTCTTTTTTTGCTAGCTCGGCCAGCCCGTCGTTGTGTCGTATTCCTCCAGGCCCGGCCGATCGTTGGCGACGAGCAGCGCCTCGATCGCTTCGAGGTGCACCCGCTCATTGGAGAAGCAAAGCTCGCGCTTCACGATGAATGCCGCGTAGGCGGCCTCCAGGTCCGTCGCCGCGATGCTGTACCAGACTGGCGGCTGGTCGAGGAGGATGTCGATCGAGGTCACTCCCAGCGCCGCGTGCTGCAGCGCGATCGGCCCGACACGCGCCAGATCAGCATCCGTGGGCCGGAAGCGCCGCCCGCCAGCAAGTTCGACGCCTTCGGTTATCAGCGAGACACGCTTGCCCGTGACCGCCCATCTTGCGTACATGGCAACGTCCGCGAGCGGAGGCGGTGGCGCGATGCTGGTGAGGGCGCCGTCGACGACCCAGTACCCGCTCGGGGTTGCATAGGGATCGAACTCAGGGGGGAGCGGCTCTTCGAGCTCAATGCGGCCCTGCCAGCTTTCCGGCTCGGGGTAGTTCCCGGCGTCGGTGTCTTGCCACTGGATCACCTGCAGATTCGAGAGAATGTACAACGCATATTTCATGTCATCGCTCCAGTGAGAAGAAGCCGGGACCGCCAGCGCCTCCGGCACCTCCGTTGGCGCCGCCGGCAGAGCTACCGTAGCCACCGCCGCCACCACCGCCACCACCGCCGTAGCTGCCACCGGGGCGCCCTTGAACACCAGTGCTACCAGCACGTCCACTGCCACCACCGCCACCAAAGGGGCCACTGGCGCCTTGCCCACCGTTGCCGACGCCGCCGTTGATCCCCCCCGCGCCGTCGTTGCCATAGGACCCCAGTGGGTCCCCGTTGGCGGGTGTGCCGCCCGCAGGGGTGCCAGATCCGGTCCATTGATTTCCGCCTGATCCGCCGCCTCCTGGCGGGCAGTTGACCACCGTCGTAGCCCCATCCATCATGGTCGTTGCTGTTCCGTTTCCGCCGGCACCACCCGGCGTAGTCGGAGTTCCGTTACTTCCTCCGGACCCTCCCACGGTTGGCACTGTGATCGTGTAGGCCTTACCGGGCACCACAGCAGTGGGCAAGCGAAGCACTGGGGAACCAACACTGCCTCCAGCTCCACCACCGCCGACGCCCAGGGTGTTCGTCGCGCCACCACCGCCGCCACCACCACCGCCACCACCAATCCCCGATGCCCAGACTAGGAAGCAGCCGAGCGGGCAGACCCAGACGCTATTGCTGAGCCAGCGGCTAACGCGGGCTCCCTGGTACATCTCCACCAGCCAAGCGCTCACGCCGTTCGAGCGCAGGTGCACGATCTCGCCCGGCGAGAGTGCGAAATTCGTGGTCAGCCCAAGGTCGAAGATGTCCGCTCCCGCGCAGTTCACGGTGACGGTGTTCGCGGACGAATCGGTGCGGCGAATCGCAAGAGGCAAGCCGCGCACAGCGGATACCCCTGGCAGATTGAGAATCACGTTGCCCGCTGCCGCGTTGATGAGCAGAAGGCCTCCGTCACCAGGCGTCAGCGTCGTCGTGCCGTTCGCGATCACGCGGGTGCCAGCACCCGCCATGCGACGAATGGCTTGGAGCATCTGTGTGAGGTCGCCGCCGGACGCGACGAGCCCGCCCGCTTCCAGCGTGTTGATGATCTCCTGCTGTACGCCGTTCGCCCAGAGATAGCTGAAGTAGGTCGCCAACACGCCCGCGCCCGGATTGCCGGGGCCGAAGCCGTGCTTGCCGACGCCGAAGAGGTCGAGAACCTTGTTGGAGGTCTGAATGAAGTCCATGTTCGCCTTAAGGTGCGTAGCCCAGCAGGGCCACGGTGTGTGCGGGCTTGTGTCGCCCGATCACGCATTCGAGCTGGGTGTTTCCCCATCGACGCAGCTGCACGTCGCAGGGGCTTTCGCATGTGGCTTCGAAGATGGCCGTCGAGATCGGGACATTCAGACGCCAGAGACCGATGAAGTCCTCTCCGTTGACCGGGCTGTCGCACGGATCCATGCACGTCATCGGGTCGAACTCGGTGATCGTGCAGCCGGGGTAGCCCAGGCTCGCCGCGAGCGCGATCATGTACGGCCGCGAGAGGTCGCCACGGCCACGGATGCGCGCAAGCAGATTCAGTCGACGAGCGTCTGCCGGAGCGCCGGCACCGCCGATGCACGCATCCGGCAGGCTGTAGTTGCGCTCCCAGTCCCCGAGCAAGACAACAGTTCGATCGGGCTGTTGCTCCGCGAACAAAGTGTCTGCACTGTTCAGAGCTTCATCCAAGACGGCTGCCGTCGACGCCGCCTCAGCTCGCACGCCTGGCGCATTGCGCTCGTAGGCTTGCGGCGGCAGACAGGCGATCAGGGCGTCTTGGGTATTCACGGTTAGGTCAGCGTCTTGACGCCACAGGTGACGATTTCGAGGGCCAGGGATGTGACCGAGCTTGTCACGTTGGCTGCAGGAGAGACCAGAGTGACATCGGTCACTCCGCGAACGTTCATGAGGGCATTGATCAACGCGGCGCGCACGAGCGTCTGGCCGGGAGCCAGTGCTGCAAAGACAGCATCGATCGCCGCTGTGAGCGCTGGCAGCAGATACGTCGCGCCAGTCGATTCGGCCACGACCGGATCGAGCGTGTAGCCAGAAGCCAGCGCAAGCATGGCCGTCACTGGCGTGACGATGGGCGTGGGAGCCAGGGCCAGGACGGGGCTGCTGTTGCGCATGCCGACTGGACGCCTTACATCCAGAACCGCCTGAACCGCCGCGAGCAGCGGCGCATCCGGAAGGCCGATGGTGGGCATGGGAACCACGTCGACCGTCCCTGCACCTCGGCGGACATCGAAGACGAAGACCCGAGCCACACCCGGTACCGCGAGGGTCCAGCGCTTGTAGTCGTCGATGTTGCCGCCTTGTGCCTCTTCGCCGAGCCATAGCAACAGGCGCGATAGCAGCGAGTCGTAGCTTTCGACATCCGCTCCGCCCGTCATCGTCAGGATCGTGGCATTGCCAGTGATGCCGGCTGGCGGTGCATTAACGGTCGCGGCCGTATTGGGCGACTGATTTCCAGCGGCCCCGGCAGCGGTCGCTGCAGCAGCCAGATCGACGTAGCCGCCAGCGCCAGCGACGCCGGCCGCAGTCGCTGCGTAGTAGATCGACTGCGCTGTGAAGGCTTGCTGTCCTAAGGCCACGGGCGAGCCTTCTGTCCCGAAGAAGCGCACGGTACCGGTGGCCACCGACGCCGCCTTGCGGTAGATATTGCGCTGGTTGGCCATCTTCTCCATCAGATCGTCGTCGGCCAGGTCGGGGAACGCCTGGCGGTAGACCCACATCTGGTGGGCGTACAGCCCCTCCACGACGGCGGCCGTGGCCGTGGCGCGCACGAAGTGGTCGCTGTCCGGGCCGATCGCAGCGTCAGGCCACTGGTTTGCGACGGCCTGCAGGTAGCGGTTGCGGATCTGGTCGAACGATGGAACGGGGTATGAAGACATGTTGAAAGCCTCTTCAAAGGAGCGTGAAGGGATCAGGCGACGCGCACCGGAAACTGGAAGGTGTGCCGATTGCCAACCGCATCGACGATCTCGATAGAAAGCAGCAGACGCCCGCCTGCGGTCGCGTCTTTCTCGCGCACCGTGCTGATGTCGATGGTCTGGGCCCGCCCGTCATCGAGCAGCGGCTTCAAGGCCGAGTGCGAGTACTGCTGTGCCAGGCGTTCGACGCGAGCCGTGTCCTTCTCGCGCTGCAGCGTATGCAGCAGCGAACCCAGCGTGATATCGCCGAACCACTGGCCCAGTGGCGTCTCCAACCGCAGGTAGGCAGCGTTGGCAAGGCCATTCGCCGGATCGCGCACCAGGTCGCCCACGGGCGCGGCGGTGGGCTCGTAGTCGCGCGTGAGGGGGTTGATCCATGCGTCCATCAGGGATTGGGGCCGTTCGTGACGGTGCCGGTTTCTGGGTGTTGGTGGGTGCTGCCGACGTTCTTGCCGTCATGCCGGATAGAACCGCCCGTGAGGTTGAGATTGCAGTTCTGATAGGTGAAGTTGACGTTGTTGAAGTTGACCGAACCGCCGGTCATCGTGGCCACGGCCGCGCCGATGCCGCCAGTGACGCCGCCGACGGTCAGCTGCATGGCCTGCAGCAGCTGCGTGGTTTCGACGCGAGGCGTCTCGAAGCGCGACTTGTTGGATGTCTGCACGAGAAGATCCGGGCTCACCAGCTCGATGCGCTGGGATGCCTCGACGCGAAACACCTTGGTCTCCACGAAGACCTTCTCCTGCGCCTTGACGTGGATCGAGCGGTCCTTCTTGAAGTGCGCGAAGTCGCCCCACTGGTTGTAGGCGCAGCTCTCGCCCTGGTTGTCGACCACGAAGCGATAGTCGCCGTGCTCGGTGGCCACCACGACCGAGGCGCTGGTACGGCCGCCGAGCGGCAACACGATGTACTCGGTCCCGGACGGCGGCGCGGAGGTGAAGCCGAAGTGCTGCATCAGTTCCATCTCTTCCAGGTCTTCGCCGGCCAGGCCCTCGCCGGATACGCGCTGTACCTTCGTGGAGATGGTCAGCCTGGACAACACCGCTCGCAGCCCTTGGCGCACACCAGCCTGCATGCGGCTCATCTCCCGGCGCACGACGTCGATCGGGCTCAAGACGAACCTCCCGTGAGGTCGACCACCCGTCCAGGCAGCGAGTTCTTGCCACGCCGGTGCTTGCGGTTGCTCGGGTGAGCGTCGAGCAGCCATACCCCGTCTTCCTTCATCGTCAGGGTGGTCGTGGTGCCGACGCGCTTGTTCGACGTGAAGCGGCGCCCCGTCAGGAAGTAGATGCCGTCGATTCCATGCGGCTCGCTCTTCACCGAGATCCGCTGGCCAGGCATCCAGGCCACGCCGTCCTCGGTGTAGTGGCCCAACACCGTGGCGGTGAGCGTGTAACCGCGTAGGCGAGCATCGCTGATGATCTTGCGCCCACGGGCGCGCGCCACTTCTTCGTTGATGGCTTCGTGGTCGACCACCACCTTCGGCCGGTACACGGTCATTCCGTCGTCGCGTACCTTCGCGCGCACGTTGTTGCGCCCGGAGCGCTCACCACCGCCAGTGCCGCCGGCATGCGCCTGGCCCAGTACGGTGACCTCGCTGTATCGCTCGGAGATCGAGCGACGCTCCGAGAGACGCTCCACGTTGTTGCCCTTGCCGTCGCTGTTGAGCACCAGCGTGGCCACCGGCGGCAAGTCATAGCGCGGGCGGCCGACCACGAGTGTGCCGTCCGGGTCGAACCACGGCCACAGGCCATTCGCTTCGGCCGCACGCCGCAGCGAATCCCACGCCGTATCGCCCGGCTCCAGGTTGACCTTCTCCCGCAGAATCTTGTTCTCGGCGTCGATGCGGATCCGCGTCACACCCAGCGGCCGCACGATCTTGGCCACGACGTCTCCCAGGCTGAGCTGACGCATGGAGAGGATCGGCGTCGAGCAATCCAGCAGCACGCCGGCGCCGTCGCGGCCGCTCAGCTGCAGATCCTGGCCATTCTTGTGCACGTCCAGCTCGCGATCGTCGAGGCTTCCGCTGAGAACCGTGGTCGACGTGCCTTCGCGCACCAGGCGCACCTCGACCGCCGCACCTTCCTTGACCTCGGGCGGCAACACCATCCGCGTCTTCGAAAGGCTCATGCGATAGGCATCGGCGGGGATGAAGAGGTCGCTGTCGATGTCGTAGTGAGTCCAGCCCCGCTGGGCCTTTCCACCGATCAGTACCTCGACTTCAACGGGCGTATGCATAGAGCACGTCCCCCCGTTCGATCAGCGCCTGGCGGCCCAGCTGGTTGAGTGCCACCAGTTCGGATGCCCGGTCCGGCGTGCCGTACATGGCATGGGCGACCAGGCGCACCGGGCCCGACACAGGGCTTTCGCGCTGCACCAGCGGCGGGCGCAGGTTGATCACGGCCCGCGCGGCCTCCTGCACCTGCCAGGCCAGCGTGGCCAGCGCGGTGCTGGCCTGGCCGCTTGCCTCCGGGCTCAATGCGGAGCGGGCTGCGTCGATCGCGATCTGGCAGGTGGTGCGGGTCTGTGCCGTCAGCTGCTCGATGTCCTTGCGCTGAAGCATGGGCACGTCGGCTTCGCCGGCGAGCACGATCGCGGCGGCCTCGGCGATCGCCGCCGCGCAGTGGACACGTGCATGCGCTTGGATGATCGCCACGTCGGCCAGCATGGCGGCGCTCGGCACAGGCACATTGGGGAGCAGCACCAAGGTGGCGGGCGCCAGCTGCGTGCGCACCACGTTGAAATCAGCGATGGCCGATACCGCCGTGAGCACGACCGCTGGGCCTTCGTAGACCGCGCTGCGACCGCCGAAAGACAGCCCCTGAAATGCCCGGTCGACCGTGGCCACGAGGTCGGCCGCGTAGGCCCTGGGATACAGCAGCGGATCCAGTGCGCTGAGCAGAAGCCCCGAGGAGCCTGTGATGGACAGAATCCGCCCCACGTAACTCTGCGCTTGGCTGAATGCGTCCGTGAGCACCGAAATGCGCGGCAGGTCGAAGGAAGTACTTCCCACGAAGCGCTCAAGAGCATCATCTGCGCTTGCCCTGCACGACTGCGCGCCCGAGGCGATCGCGTCCGTCATGGTCGACGTGCTGTTCTCGGAGAACACCAGCTCGCGGACGCTGTCTTCCGTGAATATGACGTGGACCACGGCGCCGTCGACAAAGTCGGCGTCGTGCTCGTCTTCCCAGGACGTTGCCATCACGGTCATCAGGCCGTGAATCGGGTGCACTAGGTCGCCGGTACCGGGCAGCTCCAGCGCGTCGACGAACTGCTGCAGCTCGCTCTCGTAGTCGTCGCCGAAGAACACTGCGCGCACGCGCACCCGTCGCGGGCCGAGGCCCATGTCTTCAAGCTCGGCCCCTGCGGTATAGGGGTACTGGTGCTCGGCCACCGCGCGATCGCCGGCGCGGCCGACGCGCTCGATCTGGATCGGGATTCCGCGGAAGCTAGCGTCGAGAAGGGTGTCTTGCCAGGCCATCGGTCAGTTCCTGCGCGCGTCGAGACTGTTTTGCTGGTTGGTCGACGCGGCGATCTCGCGGCCATCGAGCGTCACCTGGATCGGGCGATTTCCTGCCGCCTTCGTCTCGGCGATCAGCTGGTCGAGCTTCTGGGCGAGCGTGTTGCGGTCCTGCTCGAGCTGGGCCTTTTCTTGCTCAAGCTTGGCGATGTAGGCCGGAGAGGCGCCGCCCTCGCGCGATGCGTCGGCGAGCTGGCCCAGCTCGCTGATGCGCGCGTTGCGCGAGGCAATGCGATCAGTGAGGCCCTCCTTGCTGTTGGCGCGCTCGCTGAGCGCATAGCCGGTGGCGAGGATCGGTGCGCCCACGGCTACGAGGCCAGCGGCAGTGCCACCAACGACGACGCCTGCGGTGCCCAGTGTTACCCCACTAGCTGCGCTGGCGGCTGCTGGTGCGGTCCAGCTTGGCGACGCGTTCATGACGCCCCTACCCGCTGCAGCAGCTGCGGCGCCCCCGGCGCTGGCTGCCGCTGAGCCCCCAAGCAGGTTCTTGATGGCGCCCCCACCGAGCAGCATCAGCGCGCCGCTCGCGACAGCTGCTGCCGCTGTCAGGGCGGTGATACCCAGCTTGAGCGTCTCCATCGCGGTGCCCAGCTCGGGGTACTTTTGATAGAGCTGAGTCGTGTGCTCAGCGAGCTTGCCGATCGCCTCATTCGCTCCGCCGAGACCATTGGTCTGGGCGATGAGTTTCTCGTTCTCACTCTGCTGCACCTTGAAGTCAGCGGTCTGAGAAATCAAGGCGAAGTTGCTCTCGCCATATTGACCGTTGGCACCCAGCACGGTTTTATTGACGCCCTTGATGTAGTCCCGCTTGTTGAGTTCGGCGATCAGAGGCATGAGGGCCTGCCGGTCCTGGATGATCTTTCCGATCGCGCTCCCCTGCAGGATGTCCACTTGGGCATCCAGTGACGCCTTTCGCTCTTCGTCGTTTCCTGCCGAGTTGGCTTTCTTGCGCAGAGCAACCAGGCGAGGATCCTTGCTGGCGATCTGGTCGACCAGGTTGACGAACGCATCGAGCGAGTTCACTCCCTTGGCTCGCGCCGCCGCAAGTGACCCGGAAAGGTCGATACCCAGCTTCTTGGCGTCCTGTGCGGTGTCAGATGAGTTGATCTTGAGCAGCAGGTTCAGCAGATTGTTTCCCGCCTCGTCCTTGCTGCCGGCAGTGATCACTGAGCCTTGAGCCGATGCGAGGATCCGGGCATATCCCTCCATGCCATTGAGACCAGACATCTGAGCCGACGCGAGCAGCTTCGGCAGCCATTTGGCCATGTCCTTCAATTCGAAGCCGCCGGCCTGGCCAGCGGCCAACGCCATGTCGAGCATCTTGGGGATGTCGGCCTCTTTGAAGCCGTTTTGAAGCGCCCGAACAACAATGGTGGAGAGGTCTCCCACGCTGGCATTGCCAGCCGCTGCGTACTTGGAAACCGTAGGCAGCAAGCTCTTGGCCTGGTCAGGTGTGACCGACCCGCTGGCCAGCATGTCGTTCAGCCCGCCAAGCATGTCCTCGCGCTTGCCGCCGCCAGCGCGCATGGACGCGACGACGATGTCATCCAGTTCGCGCATGCCCTTGATGCGACCTGGAAGATCTCGATCAGCGAACGCAGTATTGGCCGCATCGGCCAGTTGCCGGTCGTATGTGCGGGCCTGCTGCAGCGGCTGCGCCACAACCATCTTGGCAGCCTGGAACGCGGCCGCACCAGCGGCGACACCCTTGACGATGTTGCCGGTGGCCGACCATGCGCTGCGCAGCCGCTCAGCGAGGCTGATTGCCCGTTGCGTCTCACGGGCGAGGTCTGCTGCCTGCCTGGTCGCCTGCTGTGGCCCCCGCATGCTGGCCAGCGTTGTACCGAGTTGCTTGCTCGACGCGTTGCCCTTTTGTAGCTCCTGCTCGATCTGCTTGAGGTTCGACTCCACTTCCCCCATCGCGCGCCGTAACGGCGCCACCAGCTTGTCGTTCAAGCTGGTGGTGAGGGCGATGCGGAGATCTGTCATGTCGGCGGAGGCTTGCGGCGTGGAGTTCGGGGTGGCTTGCGCTTCTCGCGGCGGCTCACGTAGACCGTGGGGTATTCGTGGCCCTTACGGCCGGCTGCCGCGTTGAGGATCACTACTGCGTCGGCCATCGTGATATCGGCCGACTCCGTCCAGCTCAGACCTGCTTTGACGAGTCCGTGGCGGATGCGGAGGAGTTCGGCGCGGCCGCGATCGCGGCCAGCCGCTTTTTTTCGAGTTCCCCCGAGGCAGCGTCGAGCTGGTTGTAGTCAGACGGGTGCATCGAACACAGCAGGTCGTAGGTGATCTGCTTGGGCTCCAGCGTGCCGAGTCGGACGAGTTGACGGGCCATCAGCGCCGCATTCACGGCGACGCCGTTGTGTCCGCCCACCTGGTCGACCGCATCGATGTTGTCGCCCAGCGTTGGCAGGCGCATCTCGAAATCGCGGTGCAGAACACCGGCGACCTCAACGCCCTGCTTCAGCGTGCCAGTGACGGTGATGCCCTTGACGCTCATTCGGTCACCTTGCGCACAGCCACGAGGGAAATATCACGGCGCGCCTCGCCGTCGGCCTGGTACTCCTCGCCCACGTCGGTGCTGAAGCAGTCCAGATAGCTGACGCGCTGGCCGCCATCGCCCGGATCGATCGTGAGCTTGGCGCCCTCGATGTTGTCCCAGTCGAGCGGACTGCCCTCGATCGGAATTACCGCAGTGACGCGCAGGTCGTATGTCTTGATGCCACGACTGAACCCGGCGATGTTGCGCAGACGGTTCATCGTCTTGACCGGGCGGCGCCCGGTGCTGGTCTTCGGCGACACGGTCGCCACTTCGACTTCGACGCCATCGACTTCGAGGCTGATCGAGCCGACGTATTCCTTCAGTGCCATGCTGACTCCTGTTCAAAACCTTTTGTGCGAACCTGCCGTCACAGCAGAAGATCGAGTCGACCCGCGAACACATGCAGCCCGTTGACCACGTCGGTCGGGATCTTGGCGTTCAGGCGATTCGGATCCTGCGAATCACGCTCGACCAGCAGTGCGTCCTTGTTCGCCTCCACCGCCTCGACGATCTCCAGCTCTTCGCACTTGAGAAGCACGTCGAGCAGCTCGCTCTTCACCTTGGGTGGAGTGCGCTCGCTGAGCTTGTCGCGCGGAAAGCGCAGTTCGATGCGCGTGCGGCAGGCCTTGGCCACGTAGTCCATTGTGCGGATGGTGGTGAGGTCCAGCCAGCTGATGTCGGCCACGCCGGCCGGGTTCTGCGTGTACGTGGTAACGGCGCGCACGATCTGCACGACCTCGCCGGGGCCGACTTCCAGCGGCGTCACGCCGTTGTTCAGGGCCGACTCCTGCTCGGTACGCAGCAGGCGGCTAGCGACGGGTGGCGGCGCGACGTTGACCAGCTTGAGCGTGTTCAGCGGACGGGCTGGATCTTCTTCGCCAGCGATCACGGCGGCATAGCCCGCCGCGACCTCTTCGGCCGGCGTGTACGTGCCTGGCAGGCAGGCCATCGTCATACGTTCCGAGTTGAGCAGCGGACCGAGCGTGGTGGCGGTGGCCAGCGTGCTGGTGAGCGCAAAGACGCCGATCGCACGCCGTTGCTCCATCGGGCCGCTGACGAAGTTCAGGTGCGTGCGCAGCGGCAGCAGTGAGGCCTGCAGCTGGTAGGAGGTCACCAAGATTTCATGCCCGCCTTGGGCGGCCGCCGCCAGCGGAGCCGTGATGTCGGCATCGTTCAAGCCGCCCGTGAAGGCAGTTGCAACAGCCGTCACGCCAGTGGCGCTCGCGGTCGCCGCAAGCTTGACGTTGTTGCCCACCAGGCCCTTGTTGCGGTTCGTCAGTGTCACCACGCCAGTGGCGGCTGCTGCTGTCACCGGCAGGTCGATCTTGGCGTTGATCGCGGCGGCGACTGCGGCAGCGATGACCGTGGCCGTATCCGCCGCCGCCACGGGCACGACCAGCTCGGTCGCGGCGATGTTCACATACACCGATCCTGCTGCGGCGGCCGGCCCGGTGTAGGTGATCGTCGCCGCCCCGGCCACGCCGGCGGCGTTGTCCGGCACAGCCAGCACGAACAGCTGCAGGTACGGGTTGGCGATGATCGCGCCCTTGACCATGCGATGCGCCTGACTGCCACGACCGAACAGACCGGCAGCGGTTTCAGCATCGAACACCTGCGTGATGGAGTTGGCCAGGCCCACCGTGGTGGTCGTGATCTGGGCCACGATCAGCACGCGCTGCAGATTGCTCGGCAGGGTGCGCACCGCCAAGCGGTTGTTGTACTCGAAGTACTTGCCCGGCTTGCGGATGCTCGCCGGGATGCTGTCGAAGGAGATATTGGGGCTGGCCATGTGGATCAGTCCTTGTTGGTGGCTGCAGGCGCAGCCGACTTGGCGGGCTTGGTCGCTTCGACCAGGTCTCCATCTGCCAGGCGGCGGATGTAGTACGCGGTCATTTCCAGGTCCACCGACGCGTCGTCGGTGATGTACTTGCGCGGATCGTCTTCGCGCGGCACCTTCACGCCAGGGGCGGCTTTCACGAGCATTTCAAGGACTCCTTCAGGATCTCAGGGTGACCAGGTCGCTGGTGTCGACTTCCTCGTCGCCAGGCTTGATCAGGTAGTTCAGGCCGATGCGCAGCAGGTCATCGTCGGCGCTGGTGTCGTCCGGGATCTCTTCGACCCAGGTGGTGCTGAACGCCTGCGCGTAGATCGCCATTGCGTCGCGCTGCGCCATGCCCTTCATCACCGAGCGGATCGCGCCAGGCGTGAGCGGCTGAATGGCCAGCCCCAGCTTGTGGTTGGCCAGCGCGAGCTTGTTGTCCTCGATCAGCTGGTACACACCCACGTCTCGCGCCAGAACGGGGCCGCCCATGCGGCCATCGTTCTCAGCGAGGGAGCGCTGTGCACTCAGCACCTCGAAGTTGCCTGTGAGGCGGAAGCGCCGGCGGCTGATGCGGGTCGACTCGGTCACCTTGTCGAAGGTCACCCAGGCGGCCGGCACCGTGCGCACCCAGCCGAAAAGTTCGTCGTCGAGCTGGGCGCCGTAGCTCTCGATCGTCAGGCCGGCGTAGGGCCGGCTGACGGCGCGCAGGCGCGCCAGCATGGCCCGCTCGATCTGCTGGATGGGGCTGGTCACAGCACCCCCGGCAGGTCGCCGAACATCCGCTCGCCGGTGCGCACGGCCGTGGCGCCGCCGGTGGGCGCGGGGCCGCCGCTTCCGGCGAGCCGCAGATCGCCCAACAGGATGTCGCCCTTCGCAACGCCTTCCAGGAAGCGCACCGCGTCCTTGTAGCGGTTGCGGATCTCTTCGGTGGGCATGATCTCGGTGCCGGTGGCGTGATAGCGGGCCACGTCGACCACGACACGCACCAGCGCCTTCGGCGTGACGGCAGGTTGCCCATCCGAGCCGACGAGGGGCAGCAGATAGCGGCGCCCCACATGCCCATTGACCTCGTCCTCGGCCTCGGCGAGCAGGCGTGCCAGCTCGACCAGGTCGGACGACCCGGTCTTAGCACGATCGCTGATCGCGACGGCTTCCCGCTCGCCCAGGCGGGCGATCAGGTCTTGAGGCGTGGCGTAGGGCATGCGGGTACGCCTTACTCTGCAGCCTTGGCCGCTTTGGCGGGCTGAACGACCTGCGGGCCGATTTCGAGCGCCTGCGCTTCGGTCAGTTCGACCGTGTCGCCGGGGACGTAGTCCTCGTTGTCCAGCGACAGGTTGCTGATCACATCGAAGGTGGCGGTGGTGCCGGGCTCGGCGGCGGTCTTGCGATTGCGGGTTGCCATCGTCGTGCCTCCTTACGCCACGGCGTTCTGGAAGAAGCAGCCGACCTCCTGGAAGGGCACCAGCTCCTTGACGTGCTCGCCGACGCGCACCGTTTCACCGCCTTCGAGGCCGATGTTCGGATTGACGATCGTGCCCGACACCATGTCGCCCCACTGTGCTGTGAAACCGAAGGTCGGCAGGCCGCCCTTGGTGTCGCGCACAGACTTGTCGATGCGCATGAACGCCGCATGCTTGCCCCACAGACGTGCGTATGCGGCCGTCTGGCCCTTCTTGGCCGTGTTGGCGAAGGACTCGCCCACGTACAGCTCGTCCAACTCCAGCAGGTCTGCGACAGCCTTGCGCTGGATCACACCAGCTGCAGCGGCGCCGCCCATGCCGCGATCAGCATTGAGCACCGCGGCGACCACCTTCGGATGCATGCGCAGCTTGGTCCACACAGCCCGACCCACGGTACCGACGTTCGGGCGTACCAGCATCGAGTCGAACATGGTCAGGATGGCGCTCACGGGATCGCTGTTGGCGTAGTCGCTCCACTGGCTGGTACCGGCGAGCGTCGTGCGGAGAGCGGCCGCGTACGTGTTGAGGTTGAAGTACAGGTCCGCCACTCGCTTCTCGCGGGCCATCTTCACCAGCAGCGCCGTGCGCTCGGCCGCAGCGTCGCGCGGGTCGTAGTTGGTGCCCTCGGCGTTCTTGATGTCCTTGTTCGGCACCAGATCGTCGAGGCCGTAGTCCTCGGTGGAGTCGGTGACGTCGATGCCGCCGAACTCGACGACGTTCGGCGCGCCGGTGCGGCCGACGCGGACATCGGGAATGGTGAAGACTTCGTCCGTCGAGAACTTCGTGTAGATGAACTTCTCGGACGGCACCGGGATACGCGGGCAGACGTCGTCGGCGATGAAGCCCGTGGGCTTGATGCCCATCGCAATCTGCGTGAGACGCGGCTGGACTGTGAACGGAGCGGTGTTGGTGCTCATTGGATTCCTTCAGTTGAAAACGCGGATCAGCCCTGCATCACGCTCGGTGCGATCCAGAGGGAGCCGATGTCGCCGAGGACGCCCGCGACCTCGGCGATGCCGATGACGCGCACGTTGGAGCCCGCTGCCGGCGCGGCCACGATGGCGCGGCCGATGGCGTCGCTGGTGAGCGGGTCGCCGGCGGCCACGTTGCCGCCGTACTCGACTTCGCCGATGCCGTGGCGCACGCCGTCGACGCGGTCGCCCGCCACGGCCGCAGCGATGCGCCCCGTGACGCCGACCAACTTGTCGGTGGCGGCCGCGCCAACCAGGATGCCGCCGTCGGCCGCACCGAACTTGAAGATGCGGTAGGCGGGGATGGCGCCTTCGGCGCTGTAGTTCTTGCTGAACAGTTCGTTGCGCATCGCGCTCACTCCTTGTCGGTGCCGGCCTGGACGGCGTCGATCGCCTGGCCCATGCTGATGTGCTGGCCCTTGGCGGCCAGGCGGTTGCGGTAGTCGGCCGCACGGTCGGAGACCTGGCGGTTGGTCATCGCCTTGTCGGTACGGCCCTTGCCGGCGACCTCGCCAAAGCTCACGATTTCCGGCAGGGCCTGCAGCTGCTCGCGCAGCACCTCGTGCAGGGGGCGCGCGGCCTCGCCGTCACCGAAGCTCACGCATGCGGAGTCAACCGGCGTGGCAAGGTGGTCCAGCGAGGCCACGAGCACTTCTTTGGCACCAGCAGGCCAGCGAGCCTGGGTGATCAGCGTGTCGGCGAAGCTCACATGCTCCGCGTGGCGCTTGTCCGCCTGGCGCGTGCGCTCGGCGTCCTGCAGCGTCTGGATCTGCTTCTTGGCAGCTTCCAGCTCGGTCTGCAGCTGTTCGGGGGTCTTCGGTGTGGCCATGTGCTCCTGTTGAGTGGCGGATGGGGATTCGGCAAAGGAGGCGCTGCCGAAGGGGCGCAGGGAATCGTCTTGCTCACCAGCACGCTGACTGGCCTCCCGGAGGCTCTCGATATCCCAATCGGGCAAGACGCGGTCGGCGGCTTCCTGCCCCTCTTTGCTGATGAGCCAGTCGCGCAGACCACGGAACATCCGAGCGATGCCCATGCCGCTGTAGGCCGGCAGATCGCCGAAGCTGATCTCGCAGGTCACGAACTCGCTACCGTCATCGGAGAAGCTGGCGGTGCGCAGTCCCTTGACGGCTGGCGCCATCGCGCCGAGGCACCCGATGTCGCGGAGGTAGTACTGGCCCGGCGTCGGACTGTTGGGGCTGCTCGGCGTGTAGAACCGCGCGGAAATCTTCTTGAAGCGGCCTTTGCGGTGCAGCTCGGCAAAGTCCGCGTCGACCTGCTGGGCGTCGGCCGTGAGCGCACCGTCCGCAAAGCTCAGTCCAGCCGCCCATGCGTAGGCGGGCGCATCGTGCTTGGGGTGCCCGACAACGAACGGCGCCTCGTGCAGCGCGGGGTCATAGCGCTCGGCGATGCCCCGGAGGTCGGCTTCCGTGAAAGACACTTCGGTGCCTTCCATGCTGGTGACCGTACCCGGCTTGAAAATCTGAATCGATGCCATGCCGGCGACTGTGCCGGCCGGTGGCTTACCTGCGCAGAGTGACGCGCGTCACGTCATCGCGGCGGCGATGCAAGCCCGTTGCGGGCGATGGCTCGGTTGTAGAAACGCTGCGACTCTTCGACGATGTCTCGCAGATCTCGCGGCGTCATTCGCAGCGCGTTGCGCGCCGGGATCTTGCTGCCAGGGTGCTTGACCTGGCGCACCACGATGCCCCCGAACGACAGAGCGCGCTTATTCCGGGCCCGGATCACATGCGGCTTGGTCTGACCGCCGAGGAACTGGATCGCGGCGTAGATCTTGTTGGTGCCGACCGAGGCTGTGTTGGAGTCCGACTGCCGGACCATCGACGAGGCGAGCTGGCCGGAGCGCTGCAGGATCTTCCCCGGCCAGGTGCCTTCCTTGGCTCGGGCCAGCTTGGTGCCGGGATGCAGATCGACCCACGCGGGGCGCCCCTGCTGCTCGAAGTTGTCCTCGACGGCGCGCATCATGATCCCGGCCACCGAACGCATGAGCGGCCGCTTGTCGGCCATCTGGTTCGCGGCGCGCTGCATCGCGGCGATGACTGGCTTGTATTCGATGCCGAACTGGATCACCGGGTCTTCGCCTTCCGCTCGAAGTTCTGCACGCGCGCGCCGCCAGGCTGTGCCTGCAGGTCGAGGGTGTAGATCGCATCGGGCTCATCCAGAACCAGCCAGCGGTCATCGAGATCCGTCGCCAGCACGCCGCGCTCGAGCACGTCGGGGATGCGACGGTAGTCATCCAGACCAAGCCTGGTCCTGGCGAGCTGCTGCCGCTTGACCAGCTCAGCGCCCAAGGTAACCACGGCGCCGTCGAGATCCAACTCGGCCTGGCGCGCGGGGGCCGCGATGCCGACCGGGAAGCTGCCCTCGGGCGCCTTGGCCTGGACGAACCGCTCAAAGGCTGGCCCTTGCACGGCCGTCTCGACGTAGCGCTTGGACAGCTGCACGTCGTTCGCTGCCAGCGACGGCTGCCAGGTCGCGGCCGCCGGGTTGTTGTTGAAACCTGCGTCCGGCTGGAACTTTCCACCAGGTAGCGCCTTGTCGCTGTAGCGCGTGACGCTCGCGCTGCCGCCCGAGCGCAGTGGAACCTGAACCTCCTGCAGCTTTCCTTCTGTGCTGTCGACCTGCAGCTTGCGCCGGGTGATGTCGGTCTTCGAGAAGTTGCGCACGCGGCACCGGCAGTTGAAGCCGCACGGCGGGTAGAAGGTCTTCCAGCCCGGATCGTCGTACCTGAAGATCTTGCCGTTCATCGCGCGATGCGCCGGCCGTGTCTTCGCGTCGAGGATGGCCACGTACTGCCAGTACGGCCGCTCCTCGGCCTCCTCGATCATGTCTGCGTAGCGCCCGGCCATGTAGGCGCTCTGCATGTTGGTCTGAAAGATGGTTTTAAGGCGCGTGGGTGTCAGGCCCTTGGCGATGACACCCTCGGCGTCGACGCGGCCAGCGGCCTGCAGCTCGGCCGTGGTGCCCGAGCGCCCCCACCAGCCCTTGCGCTGCAGTTCGGGCACCAGACCGTCTTTCCACTGCTGCAGCGTCTGGCCGTTCTTGAGCGCCTTGGCCAGCGAGTCCTGCATATCCTGGAGCACATCCAGCTTCGCCACGTTCGCGGCGGTGAAGCCGCGCGCGTGCTGCCCGTCGAGCCACTCGGTCCACGGCCCGGTCACCTGGGCCTGCTTGGCCTGTAGGTGTGCGATCGCCTTCTCGGGAGGCAGGCCGATGGCGAAGCTGGCATCCGCCGCGGAGATCGTCAATCGCGAACTCCCAGCTTGCGCTCCACCACCCGGCGCGCCAGATCCGTGTTGTGGACCTTGCAGATGTGCGCGGCAATTTCGGCGGCGCTCTCCTTGTCGCGATCGTTGTCACTGAGCGGCGACAGCAGGTCAACCACGAACTCTCCGCCATGCGGATCCTCGCATCCAGCGTTGATCCAGGTGCCGTCGCCCCAAGGGGCACCCACCGGAAACCAGGGCTGGTCGATCACCTTGGGCTTCATTGCGCCGCTCCTTGCACCGAATCACGGCCGACCAGGTCGGCCACGAAGAATGCCTGCGTCATCAGCTCCTGCAGGTCCGTGGCATCCATCTCGGGCCATGCAGCCTCCAGCGCCTGGCGCACCTCCTCGGGCGTGCCGGCCGACTCGATCGCGCGCAGGGCCGGCGCGAGCATCTTGCGCATGGCGGCCGTGATGGCGTCCGCCGGCAACTGCTCGATCGCCGCGTCGACCACGGCCTGGTCGACCGGCACGCCACCGGTTGCGCCTGCGTCGGCCAGGTCCGCGAAGCTGGCGGTTTCGCCATCGGCCGGCAGGTCGCCGGGCGTTCCGCTCGCAGGGGCGGGTGCCGCCAGATCGCCAGGCTGCAGGTTGTACACGCGCTCGAAGTACTGCGTGGAGAAGTTCGCGCCCGCCCGCCGCAGCTTCTCGTCCCGTCCGGCCAGCACGTCGTCGACCTCTTCCTGTTCCCAGAAGCAGTACACCGGCGGCTCGGCACCCGGGAAGTTGACCTGGCAGAAAAGCCGCACGAGCTGGTTCAAGCCGTCTGCGACCATTTCCGCGTCGTCGTCGCGCAGATGCGCCTCGATACCGGCCGCCGCCTCGGCGCTGGCCTTGTTGCTCTGCATCTCCACCGACTGGTTGTTGCCGAGCAGCGCGATGCTGATCTCGCTGCGGCAGAACATCAGCAGCTCCTTGTACATCTCGGCGCTGGCCGTGCTGCCAGTCTGCAGCAGCTCGACGCTGGCATCGTCAGGGATGACGGCCACGGCATCGCGCACCATGCGCGCGAGCTTCTCCGCAAGGTCATTGACCTCCGTCTCCTTGGTCTGGCGCGGCAGCTTGCCCACGGCCCAAGGCATGCCGTACTTCTCGGTGAAGGCCACCCAGAACTTCAGGCCGCCGCGTTTGAAGGCAACGGCCCAGAAGCATGCAGCCAGGTCGGCCTCGCCGAAGGGGTTCTCCCAGCTGCGCATCTTGCCGACCACGATGAACTTGCGCGGATCCACCGGGATGCCCGCGATGTTGGACCTCGGCTTGAAGCGCAGCGATGCGTCCGTCGCGTCGAAGCCAAACCACTCCCCGGGCTTGCAGATCAGGTCCGGTACCAGAAGGCCATCGGCACGGCGCCACATCACCTCGCCCACGCGATAGCCGAAGAAGGCGCCGTCGTTGAGGTCGCGCACCAGCTGCTGGACGTTGAGCTTGCCGATGAAGGTGTTGCAGGCCTTGAGCACCCGCGCCGGTGTGTTCGACCGCTCCCGGTCGAAGCCGCGCTCCATCGCCAGGACCGCCGAGGAGCGGCGGCGGCGGATCCCCTTGATCAGCGGGTCGACCAGCAGGTTGCGATAGACGTGCTGGTCCTGGCCCATCGCCTTCAGGATCGGGTCGGGGTTCGGCAGCAGGCCCATGAAGCCGGACAGATCGCCGGCCGCCAGGCGGGTCGCGATCTGGCCAGACAGGCCGCTGGCTGTCATCGGATCCTGGTCGGCGAACGACCGGAACTCGGTCGGGGAAATCCACAATCCGGAATTCATAGGCTTTCTCCGGTCCAAAAGTGCCCCACCGGCGCGTTTTGAGGCCTTAAGTGCGTCTTCAAAGATTTTTCGGGGGGGATGGGTGCGTCATGGGCGCCGAGGCACCGATTTGGGGCTGGCCGGAAATCGGTCATGACAGGTACCCCTTGAGCTGGCTGCTGGCCGAGCTGGATGCAGCCGCCGGCCGGCTGGCCACACGGACCGGCCCAGCGGCCGTTTCGGTGGCGTGTTGGGCCAGGGCAAGCGCCCAGAATCGGTCGGCGTGGCCGTCCGGCGTGCTCTCGGCCACGAATCGGATGTTGCCGGCCGGCGTGGTCACCTTCTGGACCTTGCGCAGGTCGGCGCGGATCTTGGGGTCTTCGGGGATCCGAATCTTCCGGTCTTCCATCGCCCCCTTCAGGGGGTAGGCCAGCGACTCCTTGACCTGGCCGGTGAAGCTGACGCCCTCGATGCGCGACTCGCCGAACTTGTCCTGCGCGTCATCGACCCAGCCGATGCCCAGACCGGTCTGGTCGATGCACACCCGCTTGCAGATCTCGAACCACGGCCACAGGATCTTCTCCTGATCGCTCTTGCGCATCTTCTCCAGCGTCTCGACGTGGCGGGTGTAAAGCACGTCACCGAGCTGCTCGACCACCCACAGCACCGTCAGATCCTTCTTGCGTCCGATGTCCACGCCCGCGTACAGCGGACCAGTGAATGGGCCTTCAAGGCCGCGCCGCCAGTCCACCCCGCCCAGGTACTCGCATGAGGTGATAAGGCCGTATTCCAGGAACTTGGCATCGTCGTCGGCCGGGATGCACTGGTATTCCTGATCGAACGACTCCTCATCGGCTGCGCCGTTCTTGACGAAGTCGAAGTACTCGGCCTCGTCCATGCCCTGCTGTTCGGCGTCCTTGGGCAGCGCCTGCTGCAGCTTGAAGAGGAACCCTTGCTCCAGCGCATCCTGCAGCGTGACGCGGTGCAGGCTGATGCGCTTTGGATTGCCGCCGTGGCGAGCCTCTCGCACCAACTGGTTGAAGAAGCTGTGCGAACCGCGGTGCGTGCTGACCAGCTCCATGCTGCCGCCCCAGGTGATGCCGGGGTAGGCAATCGCCCAAAGCTTTCGCTGATCGGCATGTAGAGCGAATTCGTCCAGGATGCGGCTGCCGCGCTTGCCAGCCTGTGCGTCTGGGTTGCTCGACATGCTGTGGATGCGGCGGCCGCTGGCGAACTGCAGCACGTAGGCGCTGATGCGCTTCTCGGCGTCGAGCACCACTTCGCCGAGATCCTTCGCCGCGCGGTTCATCACGCCGGCCCACAGCTTGCAGTCTTCGATGAACAGGCGCGCCTGGATGTCGTCGCGGCTGCTCACCCATTCGTCGTGCCGGGCGCCCTGTGCGGCCGCGCGCTCGTCAGCACCGTACGCCGTCGACCAGCTGATGCCGATCTGGCGCGACTTCTCCATCAGCTTGATGCGCGACTCGTCCTTGATCCACTTCGACTGAAAGGGAAGGAAGATGGCGTCCCGGTCCTTCGGGATGCACTTGGCGCGGCCCTTGAGTGTGCTCATGTTCAAACGATGCCCAGCGCCTCACGGATGGCGGCTTTGGTGTCAGGTGTCACGCCACCCTTGTTCGGCATGGCTTCGAGCTTGGCGCGCTGTTCCTCCAGCAGCTCGCGCCGGGCCTCGGCCCGAGCTTCGGCCGCCCAGCGCTTCTGACTGACCGAGCTGCGCGTCATGTCGGCTACAGAACGCGAGAACTTCGTGAGGTCGACCGTCTTGGGGTCGACCTCCAGATCCATCAGGATGCTGAACATCTTGTCCTGCGTGAGACGCACCAGCGCCTCGCTCATCGCGCCTTCATCGTCGGGGCTGGCCGCCACGATCGCGCGGGCCTGCTCGGTGCTGGCCTTCAACTGCGCCATGCGCTCTTCGAACTTGCTGCCATAGCGATGCAGCGAGCTCTTCGAGATCGCCGCACCCTTGGCCTTGAGGTCGACAGCCAGGGCGACGTAGTCGCTGAAACCGCGCTTTACCAACTCGTCGTCAAGCCATTCCTTCAGCTCGCGCGGCAGCGCGTCGACGGTACTCCGCTTGGGCATCGGTCATCCTTGTGTGATGGCTGGACGCGAGATACCCGGCTGGGCATCGATCGTGTACTCGACGAATTCGATGCCGGTGCGGGTTAGGTCGACCATCCAGCGATCGAGCGGATCCTTGACGATGTGCACCATCTCGCGCTCTTCCAGGTAATCCAACTCGCGCCGGATCTCGTGGTGCGTGGCGTCCTGGTAGACAGACTGGACGATGGGCAGCAGCGCCTCGGTGTACATGCCATAGGGGCGCGAGAGATTCACGGCCGAGAGCAAATGCCAACGAATCGACTCGCGGCGGATCTTCTGGAGCAGGATGCTCATGGGGCTCACTCCTTACCTTGCGCCAGCGCGCGTTCCATGCGCAAAGCGAAGTTGTCGATCCGGGTTTCGATGGTGGCCACGGCTCGCACGAAGTCGTCACGGCGCACATAATCCCTTGGCAGCTCGGCCTGGAAGCGCAGGAACGAGGTTTCGAGCACCCGCGTGGCATCCGCTTCGCGCCGCAGGTCGTCGCTCACGCCCTGCATGGTCCGTTGGAACAGCTCGAACTTCTCGGCGAGACGCCGTTCCTGTTGCACCGCGAGGATCTTGACCAGCCCCCACAAAGCGCCGATGAAGAAGCTGCCGATCGTGATCAGGTGGCCGGTGGTAATGGTGAAGTCGAGGCTCATTGGCTTTCGTGGTCTGGCAGGAGTGAGGCCGCGCTCGCGCGACATACGTTGATGGCGTCGGCCTGCAGGCCGATCACTTGGTCGCGGAGTTCGTCAGCTGCTGCTGCCACTGACTGATATCGCGTTGCGCAGCTTCCGAGAAGCTCTCGGCTGGCGGCGGCTTCGCGAGCGAGGGCTGCAACGCAGGCAGCGTCACAGGCTTGGGGCAGCTCACGCCGGTTGAGGGCTTCAATGGTGGCGAGCAGGCGACCACGCTCAGTAGCGGCAGCAGCATCGCGAGCAGTGCGAAGGGCCGCCAGGCGGGCTTGTTCATCGGCATTCCTTTCGGAGTTCTTCATTCGGATCAGCAGATCCGCATTGGCCTGGCGCTGCAGCTGCGCGCTGGCTTCGAGGTCCACGCGCGTCTGGGCATCCCAGCGCGCCTGCACGTTGGCCTCGCCCACGCCGATGAAGTGCGCGCGCAGCGTCAGGCCGGCGGCCACCACAGCAGCGCCGATCGCAGCGACGATGGCGAGGCGGATCCAGTTCATTGCGGATCGCCGCCCACAGACTTGTCGGCAGGCACTCTGCCGACATCGACACCCGGCTGATCACGAAGCCGCAGCAGGATGATGGCCAGCGCGATTGCGCCGGTCACATAGGGCCACCACGCCGGCGGCACCACGGTGCGCACGATGGGCAGAAGGTCGGCTTGTACGGCAGAAAGGAAGGCGAGCGCAGCTGCAGCCTGGACGGTGTTCAGCCGCCACGCCTGGCGCCAGTTGCTCACCGGTCGAAACCAGGCCCACGCGCGCGCCAGTTGCTTCCAGATGGCCTTTGCCAGACTCACGGTGGCGCCGCGTCTCATGCGCGCCCCCGACCACGCGCACGATGGCGCACAACGTTCCGCTTCTTGGCCGCGACGCGCTGAGCATGGCGGTTGCTCCAGCTGTAGGCAGCGCGCCTGGCCGAGCGCTGGCCGCCGAAGCCTCCCGAGAAAACTGGCAGGATGGCCCGACCACGCCGTGCGGTCGCAGGCGGCCCAGCGCGCTCGACCTGGTTGGTGATGGCAGCCGGGCTCGCGAAGATCGCGCTGAACGCCAGCGCGCTCGCAACGAGGGAGGATCGACCAAGCATTTCAGTCCTTTCGAGGTTCGTTCAAACGATGCCGAGGGCTTCTTTGGCGATCTCCCAGCGTTGCAGGCGATCGGCGTACCCGTTGAGGCCGCCGTTGATGCGGCGGGTGATCAGCTCGAAGTTGCCGGCGTCGGCCAAGGCGTTGAGCCCCCTCATGTCCCAGAAATCGGCGGCGCTGTAGGCCCCCCACTCGGGCTCGGTGAGCTTTTCGGGCTGGTCTTCGAAGTTCGGGACACGGGTGCCGAAGCGCACGCGCAGGCGATCGCGCACCTTGGCGCAGTTGGCCCGGCCAGTAGTGCCCGTAGGTCCGTGAGCGCGGTAACGCCAGCCGTCCCCCGGCTGGGTGTTGCCCAGGTTGGCCCGCCCCCATTCGCCGCCGTAGATGCGATTGGCGATCTCCACCTGGTCGGCGGGGTGCGCAGCGGTTCGCCCGTAGGTGAGCGCGTCGAGCTTGCTGATGCGATCGCGAGAGAACTTCGCAATCAGCGCGTCGGCGGTGTAGTTGAGATTCTCGACCAGGCGACTCAGCCCAGCCGACTCGTGGCCGAGCTGCGCCAGGAACGCAGCCTGGCGCTGGGCGGTGTTGATGGCATAGGCAACCATCGCCGCGTTGAGGTACACGACGAAGGGCTCCGCACGCTGCGAGGCAGCGCCGGTGCAGGTGGCGATCTGTTGAAGGGAGAGCATGCCCGGCAGGATGCCGGGCGAGGGAGGATCAAGGCAGAGTGACGGCCGTCACTCCGCACGTGAGTCGGTCAAGGCGAAGGCAGTTGCGACTCGATACTCACGACCAATGCGCCAGCTTGACGCGCCTGGTCGGCGTTGAGGCGCCCGCAGTACAGATCCTTGTTTGACACGTCTCCTGCGTGCGCCTTGTCAGCGTGGCGCTTCAAGATGACGGCATACCACGCGCATCCTACGATCGCCGCAGGCGGCTGTTCGCGAGCAGCTTCAGACGCCCAGACATACGCGAAATTGCGCATCGCCTGGTAGTCGCCCTTGCGCGCACCGGCTTCGCTTGATTTGAGGCGCCCCTGGACCGGCGACGAGAGCTGCCGTTCCAGCTTGACCACATCCAGTGGCTGGCTGTGGGCAACCGCCGTCAATACCGAGAGCGCCAGTCCCAAGAAGGCATGTGGTTTCATTCTTCCCCCATCAGTTCAGTGTGATGCCCGCCCAACGCGCGCGGCCCAGAATCTCGAAGTCCCGTTCGCCATCGTCATCCGCAGTGATGTCGAACGGGGGGAATTCCGACTGGTTCTTGCTCGATACGCGAAGCGTTCGCCCAGGCAGGCGTTGAAGGCTCTTGATCAGAAGCGCGCCATCGAGGCGGACCATATGAACGCCCTCCGTTGTCGCATCGCGATCTCTTCGATCCAGCATTGCAACATCGCTTGGATGCAGCAGCGGCTCCATCGATCGGCCTCGCACACCAACCAACGCCAGTTCATTGTGAGAGATGCCTAGCGCGTGGCGGATGTACGTCCGCTCGAAGGGGCGCATGGCCTTAACCAATTCCAGATCGTTGAAGACGCCTGGACCGGCGCTCGCTGCGATATCGAAGTGCGGAACGTAGATGTAGTCCCCGACCTCGACCGCCAGCAGGGACACGGGCACGGACTCCGCCGCGTAGGCCCGTGCGGACAGCACTTCTGTGCCGTCTGAGTTTCCAGATTCGAAGCTGCCTTGAGGAAACGGCGAGCCCAGAAGAAGCCATGCGGCAGAAACGTTAGTTGACTTCGCGATCTTGAGGATCAGGGAAGCATCGGGCACGGCTTTGCCTCGCTCGATCTTGCTCACGGTGTTGCTGTGGACGCCGATGGCATCGGCTAGGTCTTGCTGAGCGGTCGCCCCGCGTGCCAGCTTCACCCGCGCGCCGATCGCGCTCGCCACGTCCATACCGTCTGTGGCGTCTTCCCCGTCTGCACTCACTCCTTCGGCATGACGAGGTGCAGCCATTTCACTCTTAATTGTGTCCATAAACACAATTAGATGTTGGCGCCGTATGCCGGTCAACTGTAAATCCATACATAAGGTCAACCGTGGAAGCCCTTGGAGTGAGTGTCTAACAAAAAAAGTTGGCTAATGAGCTTTTGAATTCACTCCATTGTGTTTATGATGACAATCATGGACACACAAATGGTTGAGTCACCCCAGGACTGGCACCCCGCCGACGTGGTGGCGGCCCTCCGAAAGGTGGGTACATCACTCAACAAGATTGGTAAAGCCAACGGCTATACACACATTCAAGGGGTTCTCGTTCGCCCTTGGTGGGCGGTGGAACAGCTCGTCGCCGGCGCGCTGCAACTGCCCCCGGCTGAGATCTGGCCATCCCGCTATGCGCCTGGCGTCTCACGCGAGCACGCAAAGAAGCTGACGCGCAATCGGCGCGCCCTGCGTGAGATCCGTCGGAGGGCCGCGTGACCGCATACGCCACTGCATCCGACCTGGCCGGGCTGCCCGGCTTCCCCTCATCCGAGTTTCGCGCCCGGGCAGCAGCTGCTCGCCTCGGACTTCCCAGCCGCCCCCGCCCTGGACGTGGCGGCGGGCTCGAATATGCGGTCGAGGCTTTGCCCCCCGCCGCCCGGCTCGCATGGGCTGCACGCTGTTCCGCGGCGAACGAAGGCCAGATGGCCTCCACGCAGACCGCGCCCCAAGCGCGCGCATCAGCTTCCCGTGGGCCGGCGCTGGTCACGGGCTGGCGCAAGGACCGCCAGGACGCCATCGCGCGCGTCCTTGTGCTCTTTCAGCGGTTCTGGCAGGCCTACGGTGGTCCGCTCACACCAGCGCTGAAGGCTTTCTGCCACGCCTGGAGCGGCGGTCTCTGCTCGATCGACATCCCGGCCGAAGCGTCCCTGCGCGAAGCCTTCCCCCGCATCACCTTCAGCAGCCTGCGCGCCTGGCACCTTGGCGTGCAGGAGAAGGGGCTGGCGGCGATCACCCCGCGCGAGCATCACCGCAAAGGCCAATACGCCGCGCTGGCCGGCGAGGTCGGCAACGCGATGCTCGCCCTCCTGATCGACAAGCCGCACCTCTCGGCGCAGACCCTGTACGACGCGCTGGCGACCCAGTTCCCCAACCTTCCCACGGTGCGCTCATTTCGCCGCGCGCTGGGGTACTGGAAATCGCAGAACGCCCAGTTGCTCGAGGCAGTCGTCAACCCGGATGGCTGGCGCAACAAGTACATGAGCGCCGCTGGCAGCTACAGCGAGGGCATCACCGCACCCAATCAGAAGTGGGAGATGGACAGCACGGTGGGCGACGTGATGCTCAACGATGGCCGGCGCCACCACGTGGTCGGCGTGATCGACGTCTTCACGCGCCGCCGCCTGTTCATCGTCACGCGCACCAGCCGCGCCAACGCGATCATGAGCCTGATCCGCCTGGCGATCCTGGCATGGGGCGTGCCCGAAGAGATCAAGACCGACAACGGTGCCGACTACGTCGCCGAGGTTCTCGACTCCGCGCTGCTCGGCTTGAACATCAGGCACTCGCTGTGCCACAAGTTCTCTCCGCACGAGAAGCCGCACATCGAGCGTGCCATCGGCTCGCTGATGCACCAGCTGTTCGAGACCTTGGGCGGATACATCGGCCACAGCGTCGCCGAGCGCAAGGGCATCGAGGCCCGCAAGGGCTTTGCCGATCGGATCATGAAGGACGAATCCTTCACGGTGGAAATGCGGCTGTCGCCCGAGCAGCTGCAGGGCGAGATCGAGGCGTACTGCAATCACCTGCTCGACAAGCCGCGCAGCTACCTTTCCGACCGCACGCCTCGCCAGATGGCCACGGGCTTCCCGGTCAAGTCGATCAACGAACGTGCGCTCGACGTGCTGCTGGCGCCCAGCGCGCACAAGGGCACCGCCCGCGTTGGCAAGAAGGGGCTGAAGATCGGCCGTGGCGGCTTCTACAACCATGCGCTGCTCGGCGGCATGGAAGGCCAGACCGTCCAGATCAAGATCGACGATTCGAACATTGGCCGCTGCTGGGTGTTCGACCTCGACGGCATCTTCGTCTGCGAGGCCCTTGACTACGCCCGGCTGGGCATCAACAGCGCCGAGGTCGCGGCCGAGCGCAAGGCGCATCAGGTCAAGGTGCTGCGCGAGTCCAAGAAGCAGCTCAAGGCTCTCACCCGCGAGTTCGATACGAACGCAGCCATCGCGGCCATCAACCGCCGCAACACCGACGCGGCCGTCGAGGCGTCCAACGTCGTATCGATCCACCGCACGCCGATGGAGCACACCAGCCCAACCATCGAGTCGATCACGACCGCAGATGCGCCGATGGTCAGCGACGCGCAGATCGCCGCCGCACAGGTCGCGCTCGTCGAACGCCTGTCAAAGCCGGCGGAAGTGAAGTCTTTGCACGCCACACCGCAGGAGCGCTACGCGCGGTGGCTGCTGCAGGAGGCGCGCGTGCAGCGCGGCGAAGCACTCACCCCCGAAGAAAAGAACTGGTTTGAAGGCTACGTGAACGGTGCCGAGTGGGCATCGCAGCGGCGCTATTTCGAGACGTTCGGGCTCACCCCCGAGCAGGTGCTCGCCGGCTGAGCGATCAGGCGACGGGCAAAAAAACGCCCGGCAAGGCTGGCAGGCCAAACCGGGCAAGCACATGAAGTGAAGGAACGAAGTATGACAAAGAAATTGGCAACAGCGGGTGGCGCGATCGCACCGACCAGCAACATCAGCCTCATCCACACCACGATGGAAGCGCTGACGGACCGCTCCGCCGGCCTGCCGGGCATCGGTGCCTTCTACGGCCCCAGCGGCCTCGGGAAGAGTTCCGGCGCCAGCTACGCCAGCCACCCGGCCGGTTTCAACGGCATCTACGTGTGCTGCCGCAGCATCGAGACCAAGAAGAGTTTCGCCGAACTGATCTGCAAGTCCATCGGCATTCAGGCGCGAGGAAATGTCCCTGCCATCTTCGACGAGATCGTGCAGGTGCTCGTGTCCTGCAACCGGCCGTTGATCGTGGACGAGGTCGACTACATCGTTGACACCCGCACCCTGGAATTCATTCGCGACCTGCATGACGCCTCGGGCGCGGCCGTACTGCTGATCGGTGAAGAGCACCTGCCCACCAAGCTCAAGAAGCACGAGCGCTTCGACAACCGTGTGCTCGTCTGGCAGCCGGCCGTGCGTTGCACGGGCTCCGACTTCGACCAGCTCGCCATGCAGTACATCGGCGGCATCGAGATCGCGCCCGAACTGAAGAAGCGCGTGCTTCAGGAGACCAATGGCATCACGCGACGCGTCGTGGTCAACCTGGAGAACATCAAGCGCTGGTGCGATCGCCAGGGCACCAAGGTTGCGCCGGCCGACGCACAGGTGGAGCTGTACACCGGCGCCGCGCCGGGCCGGAGGATCGGCTGATGGCGCGCCGCCCCATCGAGCACGAGATGGTCGGCCTGCAGACGCCACGCGAGCGCGTGTGGCGCGCCATCCGCAAGCTGCGCACCTTCACGATGCTGCAGGTGCAGGACGCCACCGACCCGCTGGTGCCGGTCCATGCATGCGAGTCCTATGTGACCTGGCTGGTGACGGCCGGATACCTGGGCGTCGCGGAAGCGCACCGGACCAGGCGCGACAACGGCAAGTACTCCGAGCAGACCTATCGGCTGCTCAAGGACAGCTTCGAGGCTCCCCGCGTGACTCGCGCGGGCGAGCCCGTCTCGCAGGGCATGGCCACGCTCGCGATGTGGCGCGCGATGAAGATCCTGCGCGAGTTCGACTGGGAGGACGTCTGCCGGGCGGCGAGCACGCAGACCTTTCAGGTCGCGCCGACCACCGCGTCGACCTACGTGCGCTTCCTGGCTCGCGCGGGCTACTTCCGCGAGCTGCGCAAGCCCAAGCCCGGTACGCCCGGCCGGTACCGCCTGGTGCGTGACACGGGAGCGCACGCGCCTGCGATCACACGCCGCAAAACGGTCTTCGACCGCAACACGGGCGAGTTCACCTGGCAGCAGACCCCGCAGGAGGTGTGCGATGGCATCGAGTAAGACGCCGCCGGCCAAGCCGCTGCCCACCGACGCGCTGGAGGCCCTGCAGAAGCTCTGCAGCGCGACCACCCAGGCAGCGGTCGCCCGGCGCCTCGGCGTGAGCGATGCGGCCGTCAGCGGGGCTCTCAAGGGCCGCTACATCGGCAACGTCGAGCGCCTGGCCGAGCGAATCCGCGGCGAGCTGCTCAACGCGGTGGTGGCGTGCCCGGTGCTGGGCTCCATCACCACGCGGATCTGCCAGGACGAGCGCGAGAAGCCTTTTCACACCGCCAACCCGATGCGGGTGCAGCTCTGGCGCGCTTGCAAGGGCTGTCCCAACAACCCGGCGAACTTCAAGGGAGGCAAGTGATGGCTTCGCGTTACGACCGCCCGCCGATGCCGTGGATTCGACGCCGTGCGCGCAGGCTGATGCGCCTGCCCGACGCACCGCGTCACGACGCGGTCCAGGCTGCTGCGACTGACTACCGCCTCTTCGTTGGCCGAGGCTCGGCCGCAACCGCAAGGAGACCCGCATGAACCTCATGACCCGTTTGTTTGCCGACGCGCGCAGTGCACGGCGCCTGCGCGCTGCACGCGCCGAGATCCGCCGCACCGACCGTGCCCTGGCCAAACGCTTCCGCCAAGACAACCCCGGCTACGACGATCTGTTGGACCCGCTGTTCATCGTGATCATGGTGCTCGCTGTGCTCGTGATCGTGCTGGACGTGCGTGGCGAAGGCGATGTCTCCTTCATCCTGACCTGGTTGCGTGCTGTCGCGTCAGCGGTGGGGAGCTGGGCATGAGCACTACCGCGACCAACGCCCGCCGGCCGCACCTGACCAGCCCGACCCAGCGCGCCATCGTGCAGTACCTGCAGATGCATGGAGAGTGCTCGAAGGACGAACTGACAGCGGCGTTGCAGCGGTTCTCGACCTGGCGCATCACGGCCGACAGCGAGCCCGGCGCGCACAGGAACTGGATGACCGATCACCTCGGCCGGCTGCGCGCGCAAGGCTACGTCTGCAAGCGCACCAACGAAGCCGGCGAGGTGGTGTGGTTCGTCGGCACCGAGCCGGTGGAAGGCGTGGTGTCTGTCCCCGAGTTTCAGCCGCCACCCACGGTTGCCGCACCACGCCACATCGACGTGATGTTCGGTGCGGTCTATCAGCCCGCCATGTCGGCGCCAGCGCGCGCCGGTGCAGCGGCCTACACGCAGATCCCAAGCCTGGTCGGCGGCCGGCGCGTCGCGTACCGCGCTCCGGTGTCCGAGCAGATCCACGCCATCCCCAGCTCCCAGGAGGAACCCTCGCAATGAAGACCATCGTGTTCACCGACCGTGCCAACCCTATGCCAGGAAAGCGGATCGATGAAATCTCCACGCTTTTGCATGAGCTGCTGAAGCGGTCTGAGGCCAATGATCCCGACGTGGCGCTCAACGCGCTGCTCGGCGCCTACGTCAACCTGGCACTGAAGACCAACCGGCTGCGCGGGGCCGCGAAAGCGATGCAGCAAGCCTCGGCGATCGCGCAGCAGGTCGCAAAGTCAAGCGAGGCAGAGGCGTCGCCCGGGGCGCAGCGCGACCCCATTCACGCTCCCGAGCTGGATGCTGGATTCGTCGATGCGACGAACGGGTTGATGGATCAGGTGGAAATGCTCTTCACGGGCAAGCCGCTCGACGTGGTGCAGACCGCGCTCCTCAATCTCTTTATGTACGTCGCGCGGCACAACCCCGCATGCACCGCCGTCAGCGCACAAGCCGCGCTCAGGGCATCCCAGGCGCTCACGGCGACCGCGACCAAGGCGGAACCTGGTGCAACGGTGCACTGAGGGCTCACCATGATGCAGATCACCTCCGCCCAGGTGCTGGCCGAGCTGCAGCACCACATCGGCAAGGCGAACGGAATCCACGTTCGTGAGCTGGTGCAACGCATCACGGGCCAGCTCGCAAACCCCGACATGTTCCAGCGGCAAGTGCGCGACATCGTGGTCGAGCTGCGCAAGCAGGGCCTTCACATCTGCGCCACGCCCGCTGCCGGCTACTTCATGGCCGAGAGCGCAGAGGAACTGATCGAGACGTGCGTCTTCCTCTACGACCGCGCGATGACCACCCTGGTGCAGATCAGCGCGATGCAGGGCGTCTCGCTGCCCGACCTGCGTGGGCAGCTGCGCCTTCCCACCTGACCACTTTTTCACCTGGAGATCCATATGACCGAGAAGACCATTCACCCCGGCTACTGGGAAGACGCCAATGGTGCGCTGATCCCGACCAGCAAGATCAAGGAGATCGACAAGGACCGCCACCGTGTGGTGACCCAGCTCGTCGAGCAGGCCAAGGTCGAGAGTTCGCGACTGATGGCCTTCAAGACCACGGCCATGCAGGACGTGAACGATTTCATCGAGCGCAGCCTGAAGGCCTACGACGTCAAGCACGGGGGCAAGAAGGGCAACGTCACCCTGATCAGCTTCGACGGCCGTTTCAAGATCGTGCGTCAGATGCAGGAGTCGATCGTGTTCGACGAGCGCCTGCAGGCGGCCAAGGCACTGATCGACGAGTGCATCCAGACCTGGAGCAAGGGCAGCAGCCTCAACCTCAGGGTGCTGGTCAACGATGCCTTCCAGGTCGACCAGCAGGGCAAGATCAGCACGGGCCGCGTGCTCGGTCTGCGCCGCCACGACATCGACGACGAGAAGTGGGTGCTGGCGATGAAGGCGATCAACGACAGCATGCAGGTCGCCAGCACCAAGCCCTACATCCGCTTCTACGAGCGCGATGACCGCTCAGGCGACTACTTCCCTGTCAGCCTGGATGTGGCGGCCGTATGAGCACCCTCTACACCCCCACGAAGGGCACGCTGCCCTGGAAGGTGATCGAGTTCCTGACCACCAACCCTGCCGAGACGCTGACCGTCGACGACATCAGCGTCAAGTTCGACGCGCCGGTGCGCGGCCTGCCGGCGTTGCTCACGCCGGCCGTCGAGTCGGGCGCCCTGGTGCGGCTCGAAGACGCCGAGGAAGACGAGATGGTTTATCGCCTCGGCAAGGGTCACCCGCAGATCAAGGCCCGCCCGAGCATCCATCCCAGTCTGGGCCCGGTGGGTACCGCGCTGACGGAGAAGAAGAAGCGTCATCGAATCTTCATCGACACGTCGAAGATTGAGATCAAGTCGGGCGTTCCGATCCCTCAACGTGCCGCGAACGGACGCACGGACTGGACGGCGCTGTTCGATCGCATGAAGAAAGACGACTGCGCCGAGCTGCCGATGTCTTCGCGCGGAACGATCCAGAAGTGCGTCAACGAGTATTCGAAGGCCACCAGCAAGGCGTTCACGATCCGCCGCATCGACGACGAGACGCTGGGCCTTTGGAGGGTGACGTGATGGCCGCCACGACCGTCGAAGCCCAGGTGCGCTACAGCTCGGGCGCCTATGTCACCAGCACCGTGCGCGGGCGGCGCTGCAGCTGCACGCACAGCGCCGCAGAAGCCGCGAAGCGGTTGGGCGAGAAGATCTTCGGTGGCGGCTTTCAGCGCGTTGAAGAGCTGGAAGTTGCCCGCGCGGAAGCCGGCACGTCCGCCTGGCGGATCCACGGCGAGGAGGCTGCGTAGTGGCCACCCGTGGCGCCAGCAAGCCCAACCAGGCGATGTGCTGCCTGACGGTGGGTTTCGTTCAGATCCTGCTGCCCGCAGATGCGGGGCTCAAGGTTGTCGCGCTTCTGCGAGGCGCCGTCGAAGGTCACCTTCGCTACGACGCATCCGTTGACCGGATCTTCGAGATCGATGGCGAACTCGGCGTCGAGTACTGCGCCGTCAAGGCTGGCCAGGTGCGTATGCCGAAGCCTCCGGCAGCTCCACCGGCCCCAGCCGCCATCGGACACGAGCCGCTGAAGCTGCCCCATGTCTGAAACCAGTTCCCTCCTTGATCAGGTTGAGCCGACCACCGGCCGCTTGGTCTTCCCCCCGGCGCCCTCGGGCGTCGGGGCCTTTCTTGAAAGGTCTTCCATGTCGAAGTTGACAGACGTTGAGCTGCAGAATCTCCAGGACGTCCGATGCGAAGTCTCGCGTGCGCTCATGTTGCGAGCTGCCGCTGAGATCGTGCATCTGCGCGGGTTGATCAACAACCCGCACACCGAGGAGTTTCTCTCGGCGACCCAGTACGAGGCGGCGCACCAGCGCTACCGCTTCGGCGAAGCGCACGACCGTCAGAAGAGCGCGGAGAACTGGTTCTGGCTGATCGGGCGTCTCGTGGGTAAGTGCGAGCGCGCAGCGATCATGGGCGACAAGGACAAGGCCCTGCATCACACCATCAGCTCGGCTGCGGCGCTGGCGAACTGGTACCAGGCCATCAAGCTCGACACGTCGGGCTGTGGCGCCGGGCTGGATCTCGACCTCCCGTCTCTCGAAACGAGCGAGGCAGACGCCCAGCACGTCGCTATGGGCAGCATCCTCTTGCGCACGGGGGCGAGCGATGGCCGCTGAGCGCAAGAAGCCTGTGAAGCTGCAGGTGAACATCTTCTCGACCACCTGGAAGGATGTCGTTCGCTTCGACGCTGCCAACGACTTTCAGTCGATGGAGGTGATGGATGCTGCGGCCACGCTCGGCCGCAACAGCTTCGATCAGCGACCGCGCTTCCGGATCGTGCGCGATGACCCCGCATTCGCCGGCGAGGAAGCCATCGTCGTCACCGAATGGGCATCCGGCGAAGGCTGGAAGGGAGAGCAGCATGCCTGATCTCTCTATCCCCCTCTTCTGGTTCGTCCTCTCGTTGACAGCCCTCGGCGCAGCGGCTTGGCTCTGCGGCTGCTTCGATGCACGCAATCGCGCCTGGCCGGCCTGGTCGATCTCGGCGACCCAGGTGCTGACTGCTGTGTTCGGGGTCTTGGGCGCGCTGCTGTTCGCGATGCCGAAGGTGCATCCCACCTGGGGCTTCGCCGCATTCCTGGTGAGCAACCTCGCGGCGATTCCCTTCAACAAGCATCAGGGCAACCGCTGGATTCTGGCGAAGGAGCGCTGCTTCCTGGTGTTCACGCTGGTGGGCTTGTGGAACTGGTGGCTCGGGCCGCTGGTGCTGGGGTAAGCCATGAAAGACGAACAGATTCTGAAATTGCTCAAGTCCATGCAGACCAAGCCTGGCCACGAGTTCGACTTCGTCGGCTTCGCCCGCCTGGTCATTGCCGCGCATGTGATCGAACGGCAACGCATCGCCGAGTCTCTAGAAACGGAGCCAGGCTCCACGCCACCGACCTGGACCTTCAAGACGAAGCACGCGTTGGTCAGTTCAGCGAAGGTAGCGCAGGGAATTCTGCGCTTCGTTGTACGTCCTTCGATGAACCCTCCACCGTTCGGCGTGGACCCGGCTGACAACCACATTCGCGTGTTGCAGCAGCTCTGGCGTTCGCCATCCGGCGGGGAGCCGTGGTGGGAAGACGTCCCGCTTGAACGCGAGGAGGGGTGACATGAGCGCCACCAGCAAGATCGAATGGACCGACGCCACCTGGAATCCGGTGACAGGCTGCAGCGTGCAGAGCCCTGGCTGCAAGAACTGCTACGCGATGAAGCTCGCCGGCACGCGCCTGCGGCACCACCCCAGCCGCGCCGGCCTGACGCAGGAGAGCGCCGCAGGCCCGGTATGGACGGGCGAGACCCGGTTCAACGCCGAGTGGCTTGAGCAGCCGCTGCAGTGGACGCGCGCACGGATGATCTTCGTCTGCGCGCACGGCGATCTCTTCCACCCTTCGGTACCGGATGAGTGGATCGACCAGGTCTTCGCCGTCATGGCGCTGGCGGGTCGCCACACCTTCCAGGTGCTGACGAAACAGGCGAAACGCGCGGCAGAGTACTTCGCGCATCCGGTGCGCGAGGCCCTGATCGGGCAGCAGGTCGGGCAGATCAACCTGCGGCGGACCGGCAACCCCGTTGCCGCGTGGTCGGGCCTGCCGCTGCCGAACGTTTGGATCGGTGCCAGCGCCGAAGATCAACGCCGGCTCGACGAGCGGCTTCCCCACCTCGTCGGCATCCCGGCCGCGGTGCGCTACCTCAGCCTGGAACCTCTGCTCGGCGCGGTAGAGATCGATCACCAGCTCATCGCGCCGATCGAGGGAACCTCGCAGCACGGCCAGCGCTTTATCGACTGGGTGATCGTCGGCGGCGAGAGCGGCCACGGCGCGCGGCCGATGCATCCCGACTGGGCGCGCAGCCTGCGCGATCAGTGCCAGGCCGTCGGCGTAGCCTTCTTCTTCAAGCAGTGGGGTGAGTGGGGCCCGTATGGCCGAGGTCGCGTCGACGGCGCTCTGCTCGCGACGCCGAATTCCCTAGACGAACCGCTGCAACGCTTCGGCAAAAAGCTCGCCGGCCGCCTGCTCGACGGGCGCGAATGGAGCGAGGTGCCGCGATGAAACGCCGGCCTACCGTCCACATCGTGATGGCCTGCACGAACTACGAAGGTGATCGGCCCGTTCAAGCCTTTGCGAACGTTGAAGCCGCCCATCTCTTCAAAGCGGCCTTGGATGCGCATGTTCTCAAGCGTCCCAGTCCGCCCGCCCAAGCCGTCGACACGCCAGAAAACGATGCCGAGTTCGAGGCGTGGGACCGGAAGACCAAACGCTGGTTGAAGCTCCATCCAGCAGGCGCGGACTTCGCCTACTACGACGACTTTGCAGTCATCGAGCTGCCCTACACGCCATGAAACGCCAGTGCGACGCCTTCAACTGCTCGCGCGAAGTGGCTTCGGGCAGGTTCCTCTGCCTGAATCACTGGCGCATGGTTCCCGTGGCCACGCAACAGGCCATCAACACGCGCTATCGCGCCTGCAGGTCCAACTTCGGCTTCCTCAGTGACCTCGTCTATCTGCAGGCCTGCGTGGACGCGATCGACGGTATCGCCAAGAGCGAGTTTGGCGCTGGGCATCAGGCTGGCCAGGGCTCATATCACAGGCTGCTGGCGTCCGCTCAACGCCGCGCCGATTCAGAGAAGGGAACTTGACATGGCCAACACCCCATCAGCTCGCGCGGTGGCGACAAGGAAGCGGACCGCGATCGCTTGTGCCAGGAAGCTCGAAGCCGCAGCGAACGCCCTCTTGGCGCATATGCACGCCTGCAACGCTTGCGATGACGCCAGTGCGACTCTGGAGCGGCAGGGCAAAGGTATCGATGGCAGGTCCAAGCTGCTACGAGACATGCAGGAGTTCGCCGGCCATCTGGATTCGACCTTTGGATCGGATTTCTGATGCCCACCTACCGTCACGCCTCGCTCGGCGTCATTCACATGAGGGGCTCAAAGCTGCCGGCGCCCTGTGGCGAGCAACTGCTCGTCGACGGGAAGCTGGCACTGTGTGCCTATCCCAGCGAGTTCCTGTGCGACGGCCCCCGCCAGGACACACGACGCACCTGCGATCGCCCGCTGTGCCCTCGCCATGCGACCCAGGTCGGCCCCGATAGCCACCTCTGCCAGCGCTGCCGGACCGAGGCAATCAACGAGGTCGGCCAGCGCAATCTTTTCACTCACCTGATCGAACCATGAATCATCCTGAAATCAGCATCGATGAAACCACCCCCGTGCTTCAGGTGAAAACCAATGAGGGTTTTCAAGCAGCACTTCAGCGCTATGCCCACGGCAACGGATCGAGTGCTGGTGTCGCGGGCGCGGCTGTCCGCGCGCTGGTCGCAACTTGTACTCTGGTCGACGTCCCCAAGGGCTACAAGGTTGTGCTGGTACCCGACGAAGCCGCGCCCAACGAGCCAGACTGGGAAGAGTGCAAACGGCAAGCAGAAGTGAGCACTGGGCTGAAGGTCGAACCGCACACCTTCAGCATTCTCAAGCGCGAGGTCCGCCGCTGGATCGCCCACAGACATTCCTGCCAAGCGGCACAAGCGGAAGGTTCGGCCCTGCTACAGAAGGCCCTCAGAATCGCCGACTCAGCAATGTTCGAGCTGCTGGCGGTCAGCTGCGTAGACCACGATGGCCACGGCCTTGTCCTTGGCCTGACCGACGCCAATGCGTTGGAGGTCCGTTCGCTCGCTGACGCCGATGAGAACCTTCGCGAGGCCTTCGATTGGCTGCGTGAACGTGGGTATGTTGTTCTCGCCGAGGACTCGGAGGGCGAGCACATCGTTGTAGAGCGGAGGCCCGGCGAATGAGCAAGCTCGCCCGCGACCACCGCAACTCTGACCTGGCCAAAATCCACCTGGCCAAGAAGCAGCTCGCCATGAGCGACGAGGACTACCGCGACATGCTGTGGACACAGGGCCGCGTCCGCAGCTCCGGGGATCTCGATCACGTCGGCCGGGCCAACGTGCTGGAGTACCTGAAGAAGATCGGCTTCAAGACCATCGTGAAGCCCGGCGGCAAGCGGCCTCGGCGTCCAGTACCGACCGCCGACAAGCTGAAGCTCATCCGCCGGATCCGGGCGCAGCTCATCAGCCTCGACCGCAAGCCCGACACCTATGCCGATGGCATCGCCAAGCAGATGTTCGGCGAGCAAGCGCCCGACTTCTACGAATGGTGCAACCACGACCAGCTGCATCGCATCTCCGCAGCACTGGGAGTTCAGCAACGTCGCGAAGGGGCCGCCACGCAATGAGCCACAAAGCGGTCAGCGAAGCGCAGTACAGTCTGTTCGACGAAACGGTGCCGCTGCGCCAGGTCGAGCACGTCAGCGAACTTCCGAAGACCGCACAGGCCTTGGCAGACGCGATCGGGATCGATGCGACCATCGACCTGGTCAAGATGTTCGGCGGCGACGAGATCAAGATTCCAGAGGTGGTCGACGGCACCTCCCGCATGTGGGCGGTGCTGGTCGAGAGCATCGGACGCGAGGCGGCCGCCAAGCTCGTCGGCCACTTCGGCGGCGTGAGCGTGTACGTTGCGAAATGCGAGGCGGTGTTGAGGGTGCATCGCAACCGCGAGATCATTCGCAGCTACGATGCCGGCGAGCCTTTCGACGCCATCCGCAGGCGCTACAAGCTCAGCCGCTCCCACCTGTTCCGGCTGCTGAAGAAAACGGTATGA